ACCCATCCGCGGTGTCCCTGATGCTTAGGGGGATGCGGGTTATCTCAGCGGATGAAGCGGCCGAGATGGCGCGGATCCTTGGCGTTCCATTGCCGGATGTGCTGGCCCAGATCGGCGTGGACTTGCCCAAAGAGTCGGGCTTGGAAATGGTGCCGTTCATCGGCTGGGCGGACGACAAGCAGGTCATCCACCCACAGACGAACATGGGGCCAAAGCACGCGCCGAAGCCGCCAGGCGCGGCCGAAGGCACGGTGGCGATACGCCACATGACGAATGACTACCGGGATGGGTGGGTGCTTTATTTCCGCCCGGTGGACTACATCATGCCCGAGGCGGTCGGCCGGCTGGCCATCGTGGAATACGCGAAGACAGGAATGCGGGCCATCCGCATCCTGAAGCACGGCTACGAGCCGGGACAGTACCGGCTGTTCGATCCGTCCAGCGGCGAGTCTGAAACGGCGAGTGTCGTCAGCGCGTCGGTGGTGACGTGGATCAAGCAGTGATCTTGCTTGCAGTTTGAAATCAGCCCGAATGGGCGGAACTCAAGATGGGCCCTTCTGGGCCCTTTTTTCTTTTTCAGGCGATCGCGCCGCCAATCTGAGCGGCTGCACGGACGATCGCGCGACGGGTGGCGGCCATTTCGGGGGGCCAGTTCTCGAATGTGTTTAGCCCAGCCTCGCCGAACATGAACGACGTGCAGGTGCTGCCGTTCTCGCGGTCCACCATGATGTCGATGCCCAGCTTCACCGCCAGGCGCAGCGCGTCACCGTCATCGGTCAGCGGATTCCACAAAGGGGTGACGGCGCCCCGGCTAATTCCGCAGGAATAAATCGGATGCCCTGCCTCTGGGCACTTCTCGACAAAATGCCCTTTGATGCCGGCCGCCTTCGCGGCCAGCTCCAGCAGCTTACGATCGCTCAGTTCCATGATTTCCTTTCGTTAGGGGTGATGGGGTTCAGGATAGCAGGTCGGCCAGTGCACGTTCTTGATCTGCGCGCCTGCCCACCAGGTCGGCCCACACTTCCGCCGTCAGCCCCACGCCCTTGCCTTCCTTGTCGACGTCCTTGCTGAAGTGGCTGTAGGGGCGCTGGAACACGACGCCCAGCTTTATGAGCTGGCGCACGATCAGGTCGCATTCGGTGGGCGGCAGCCCCGGCAATTCGCGCCGCAGGTGATAATCCAGCTGCTCGCGGCGGGTGAACGGGTCGTCCTTCACGAAGAAGAAGGCCGCCACGGCTTCGTGCGCCCTGTTTCCGGCCGTCAGGCGCTCCAGCAACGTGCAGTCGGCCATGTCGCCAGTGGCGTACACGCCGTGACGGATTTGTGTTACACTGCCGTTGCTGCGAAGTGTTTGCAGGACGGTCTGTAGTGTGATATTCGCAACCCGTCGGCCAACGCGACGCTGAACCGCATCAGCCAAGTCGGCCAGTTTCGTAGGCCCATTGGCCGCGAGATAGTCGGGGATGAAGGAAGCCAACAGCCCCGGCTTCAAGCGGGTGAAGCGTTTAGGTGATTTGCTCATAGTGCCTTTCTCTAAGAGGCGGAAAAGTGAGTAGATCGCTGAAACCCAGCAACCATGCGGGATTATAGCAGGTTACATACAATCTGGTTGGATTTGAATGAAGAGAGCCCCGGCAGAAATGCACGGGGCTTTTGTCGTTATGGCTTCGGCAACGGGCCTACTACCTACTACAAACTCCTATTACTTACTTATTTTATAGGTAATAAGAGTATATGTAACAAGGCAGTAAGGCCCGAAAACAAAGGGCTTCTGAACTCCAGCGGGTTTTGAGGGTCTTGGAGCCGCTTAGGCGGTCAGCCGGTTATCTCGCGCCGTGGTCCATCAGGGCCCGCAAATGAAAAACTTCCAAGGCAGTTCGTGTCGTTCCCGCTCAAGCGGGTTCGAGGCGATTAGGCTGTCAGGCTGCACCGGCTTTTCGCAGCAGCTCGGACACGCGCTTGATCCAGGTCGTGCGCGGACGGCTGTTCAGCCGGATGTGCATGCCGTCGCGCAGCGCTATCACGAGTTCGCAGTATGTCGGCAGGCCGGCCGCCTTCAGATATTCGTCGGCCTGGCGGATCGCTTCGAAGCGGGTGTTCGGCATAGTTCGTCCTGAATTGAAAAAGCCCGCTTGCGCGGGCACTTCGGACGCCCACCGAAGCGGGCGCGGGTTGGTGTTAGGCGGCGCGGGCCAGCAGTTCGGTGAACATGCCGCGCCCGTGGTTCTTGCCGCCGCATTTGCATTCGCACACGCCGTTGCATTTGCCGTTCAGGCACTTGGCGTTGCACTCGTGCAGGGACGGATTACGCTTGTACTCAATTTTGCGAGTCACCGGCAGCACGCGGCCATCAGCAGCGGTTCCAACATACTTCTGGAATCCGTCATAACGAAAGCCGGTTACGCCAGGGAATTTCTCAGCAAACGGCTTGTTGTCCATTGGCTGAATGTGGCTCAGTTCGACAATTTCGCCTTCCAGGTCGCTGTAGTATTTGAACGTTGCCATGTCCTTCCCCTTCATTTATCGCGGCGCCCACTGCGCCGCCCATGAACAGCATTGTGCATGTATGTTTCGATTTCCGCAACACGAGCGTTTCTATTGATCCGTGATCGCCGATAGCCCCACGCTATGCGTTGAGCAAATCACACCACTCGGGTATGATCGCCTGCATGAGCCAATCCGCCCTTATTACGAATGTGTCTAACGCCGCGCTTGATACCTGCAAGGCGTGCATAAAGGCCGTTTTCGACGGGGAAAGCGTGGTGGACTTCCTGCGCGACGTTGGGATGGAACCGCAGGCGTTCTACGAAACGCTCAAAAAGAACCCCGAACTGCTCGATGCCTACGCGGACGCGAAGCGCTTTCGCGCCGAGATACTGGCCAACGAAATCGTGCACATCGCCGACAGCGAGGACGACCCGCAGAAGGCACGCAATCGCATCCAGGCGCGCCAGTGGTTCGCGTCCAAGGTGTCGCCGCGTGACTGGGGCGACCGCATGGACATCAACGTCACTCAAACCATCGACATCGGAAGCGCGTTGCAGGACGCTCGCGCCCGTGCTTTGCGACCAGTATGCGACCAGCGCGATGAGCTTGATTCGCAAGTGGTTGATTATGTGGACGTTTCCCCCACTGGACCCGCTGATGAACAATCAAACGCCCAGCTTCCAGCGCCTGCGCCGGCGCGCTCCAGCCTGACAGCTCGTGCGGTCCAGGCGGCCGCCGCGCCTGCCGAGAAGCCGAAGCGTGGCCGCCGCGCCAAGGGGGCCCCATGAGCTTGACCGGGGCCGGGGTGGGGGTGGGGGCGCGCCCGCAGCGGCCGCTGCCTCTCACGGACTGGTTGGCCCCGCTTTTAAAATTTTTGCGGAAAATTTGCAAAGGTCTTTCGATTTTGAAATAATGATGAGAATTTCTCATCACGGAGCGTTTATGACCTGGCAGGCAATTCCATCCACCGACGGCACCTACGAAGCGTCGATCCACGGCGAGATTCGCCACACCGCCACAAAGGTCGTTCGACCGCAGAATGTAGGCAAGCAGGGCTACCCGGTCGTATCGGTTCGCCGCTTCGGCGCCAATGTGACCGTGCACGTGCACCGCCTGATCGCCGAAGCGTTTCTGGGCGAGCCGGCGCCGCGCATGCAGGTGAACCACAAGGACCTGGACAAGACGAACAACTGCCTTTCGAACCTGGAATACGTCACGGCAAAAGAGAACATCCGCCACTATCACGCGTCGGGCGCGAAGCGTGAGCCCCGGCCCCGGGCGGCGCCGAACAATGCGCCGATCCTGGCGGTGAACGCGATCACCGGCGTGGCGATGAAATACGACAACCGCGGCAAAGCGATCGCAGCAGGGTTCACCGCAGCGGGCATCAGCCTGTGCCTGGCCGGCAGGCTGCGCACTCATCGCGGCTTCAAGTTCCAGGTGGCCGCATGACCCAACCCATGCCCCTCGACACCGTACAGGCCGCAGCGGTCGAAGTGCCTATCCTCAAGAACGCCTGCAAAGAGGTGCAGCTGATAGGCGCTTTGGATCACGTCGTTCGGTCGTTCGAGCACAACGCGCAGGTAAGCCGTGAGCAGGTTGCGCGAGCCACCGCCTGGTTGGCTGAAAGGTACAAGCAGGCATGAGCCAACCCAAGCCCCTATACGACGCCAAGACCGAACAGGCGTTGATGACAGAGATTTGGTCCCCTCAAATCTCCGACGACCCGTACGCCTTCGTCATGTTCGCGTTCCCGTGGGGCCAGAAGGGCACGCCGCTGGAACATCAGACCGGGCCGCGCCGGTGGCAGGCTAAGCAGCTGAAGCGCATCGCGAAGCACATCAGCGAGGGCCACATGGCCAAAGCGCAGAAGGCCGCGCTGCGGATGTTGCGCAAGTCCACCGCGTCCGGCCGGGGCATCGGCAAGTCGGCCGAGGTGGCATGGCTGGTGCTGTGGATGCTGTCGACGCGCCTGGGTTCGAGCACGATCGTCACGGCCAACAACGAACAGCAGCTGAAGTCCAGGACCTGGGCGGAAGTGGGCAAGTGGCACGCCATGGCCATCAACAGCCACTGGTTCGAAAAACAGGCGATGGCGTTGAAGCCGGCGCCGTGGTTCGAAGATTTGCTGAAGAAGCAGCTGAAGGTGGACTGCGGTTACTACTATGCGCAGGCCCAGCTGTGGTCCGAAGAAACGCCCGATGCGTTCGCCGGCGTCCACAACCACAACGGCATCATGCTGATCTTCGATGAGGCGTCCGGCATCCCGAAGGCGATCTGGGACGTGTCCGAAGGCTTCTTCACCGAACCGACCATCGACCGATACTGGTTCTGCTTCTCGAACCCGCGGCGCAACACCGGCGCATTCTTCGAAACATTCCACCGCAACAGGGACTTCTGGGAAGGCGAGCACATCGACAGCCGAACCGTCGAAGGCACCGACCTGGCGGTGTACGAAGGCATCATCCGGCAGTACGGCGCGGACTCTGATGAGGCCAGAGTTGAAGTGTACGGCCAGTTCCCGAAGCAGGGCGACAAGCAGTTTATCTCGCGTGAGGTCGTAGACCTCGCAGCGTCCCGCGAGCTGGCCGCCGAGGACCGCGGCGCGCCGCTCATCATGGGCTGCGACATCGCGCGCTTCGGCGACGATGAATGTGTGGTTCGCTGGCGACAAGGGCGCGACGCACGCAGCCGGCCGGCGATCCGCTGGAAGTCGATGGACCTGGTGTACAGCGCCAACCGCATCGCCGAGCTGATAGACGAAACGAAACCGGACAGCGTGGCGATCGACGGCGGCGGCGTCGGCGGCGGCGTGGTCGACATCCTGAAGGACCGCGGCTACCGCGTGGTGGAAGTGCAGTTCGGCGCCAAAGCGGACGACGACCGCTTCGGCAACAAGCGCACCGAAATCTGGGGGCGCATGCGCGATTGGCTGGGCGAAGGCTGCATCGAAAACGAAGGCCGCCTGATGGACGATCTGTCGGCGCCGGAATACGGGTTCGCTTCAAGCACGTCCGACAAGCTGATGCTCGAATCGAAGGAGAAGATGAAGTCGCGCGGCTATCACAGCCCCGACGACGCAGATGCGCTCGCCCTCACGTTTGCCGTGAGGGTGTCGCGCACGGACACCAAGACCTCACGCAGCAACGGCCGCCGGCCCCGGGTTGCGCAAGGGATGGACTATTCAGTCCTTGGCTGATGTGGTACATTGCGGTAATCACATCACGTTCGGATTTCCGCTATGTCCGGCCTCTTCAGCAAACCCAGTATCCCGGCCCCGCCGCCCCCGCCGCCCACCCCGGCGGTCGACCCCGCCATCCAGGCGCAGACGCAGGAAGCTGATCGCCAGCGCCGCTTGCAGCTCGCTGCCGGCGGGCGCGCGTCCACGGTGCTAACAGGCGGCCTGGGCGACACGTCCACGCCCACCACGGCCAGCAAGACGCTCCTGGGGGGCTGATGGAACTCGGCCAGGACGGCATCGCGCAGCAGATCGTTCACCGGCTCGGACGGCTGAAGTCGAACCGCGGGAACTGGGAATCGCACTGGGAAGAAATCGCCCAGCGCGTTCTGCCGTCCCACGCGCAGACGTTCACCGGCACGACCAGCGCCGGCGTGAAGAAGAACCAGGAGCTGT